GTAATTCACCCATCTCACTGTAGCTCCTTGTATCGTAGGCTGTCTAGTAGTTCTTCATGTTTACCTACTTGCTTCTCCATAAACATCAAACGCATATCTTGAGTAGCTATAGTAGGTAATGCACCGAGCTCGCCACGAGGCCATTTTACCCTGAACTCCGCGTTAAGTTCTACATCGTGTTTAAGTCGTAGTATCTCTAAGTCTAACGCATTAAGCTTGTTCCATAAGACACTATATCCCCACACGGCCGTACCTACTATAGCTATTACTTTAGCAACGAATGCTATGTTAGCTTTAACCTGTGTGTTTTCGTTTAACTCTTTCATTACAGTCATCATAACGAAAAACCCCTAGCGTCAGCAAACCAATAACCAACGCTAGGGGAACTCTACCTATAACATGAATGAACAACTAAATACTACTTACTTGCAAACGCCTGTCAATCTCTTCGTGATAAGCTTTGTCACCGCTCTTATATCGTGGGTCTGATTGAGCACGAGCAAGCTCTTGCATAGAACGAAAAGGCATAGTAGATACACCATTGACTCCTCCTTGCGTAAGCTTTGGCTTTGCTCCTACATCATTTTGATAGCGAGCGTAAAGACCTTGTACTGCTAACTTAGCTTGTGAGACTGTACCACCTGTGACGGCTTCATCAAAAGCATCAACTTCTTCTTGTGGTAGATTCTCGTTCGCCCACTCAGCCATCGCTTCGTAGTTCCCTTGAGCCACGCTTTTGATTTGTCCTTCTTCAGATTGTTGTAGAGCTTGTTGACCAGCGGCGTAGCTATCTACTAAGTCTCTAGGTAGTCCGGCTTTCTCTAAAGTGTTATAAGTTTCCTCGCTAAGTTGACCGTCGTTTTCAAAGAACTCTTTACTTGCTTCCGCCACCGCTTGGTATGCTTCACTAGTATTCTCTTCAGTTTGTTCCGTTTCGTTCTCAGCTTTCTCTTCAACTTGTTCAGGTTCTTCCGAAGCTTCTTCAGTAGGTTGTCCAAGTTTCTTTTCCAACTCGGAGTACGCTTTCGACATATCCTCTGGACTCTTGAACTTTTCGGGGAGCCATTCCGGGCGGTCGCTTTGCTCTTGCGATAGTTCTTCGCTCTCGGCGTTGGTTTCTTCTTCGGGTTCGATTTCGCTTGGTGCTTTCTCATTTATCTCTACTCGGTGTAATTCAGCCATTGTTTGTTATTCCTCTTGAGGTGGTTCTTGTTGTTGTGCCATGTACTGCTCTTGTGCAGCATTGATAGCAGGTGCTACAGCAGGTCCGCCTAACTTCATCATCATCTCTTGTTGTTGAGCTTGCTGCATAGCTTGTTGAATTTCTTCTTCCGTCTTAATTAGTCCTTCAGTCTCTATACCTAGAGCAGTAGCACGACGCTTAAAGTAATCACTAACGTTTAAGTATTGAGTAACAGCTTGTGGTCCTACTACTTGGTTAGCTCCTGCAAGGAACATATCTAATCTATTAAGATCGTTACCTCTACCTAGTGCTTCAACACCAGTAACAATAGTAGGCTTAACAATATCTTTAGGTATCTTAGGTAGACGCTTATCCTTAGACATCTTATCCATCAAGCGAGTAACGATGGGTAGCTGTAGCTCCTGGGATAACAAAGAGTAAAGACCACCAAGTGCAGTTTCTAACTCCTGACTGAGCATACGTATCTCTTCAGCTGTTACTCGCTCTGCGTTTCTAACTACTCCTGATGTAAGTAAGAAGGCCTGGCTCAAGCGATCTGTTATACCAGCCATTGTAGCCTGAGCAGTACGGAAGTCATTAAACTTATTAAGTTGTAACACAGATACATCTGCTTCACTGCCTTGTACGATTGCTCCGTTAGGTGCTTCTGCTAAGGTTCTCGATCTTGTTGTACCGTTAGGGTTGACCATGAACAATACTTTAGCAGCAGCTGCACTACCTTCGACGATAGCTTTTGTAAGTGCTTCCAACGATTTGAGGTCTCCGATGTACTCTTCAACAAATCCTCTGCCGTAGTCCTCTCCATCAATCTGAGTGTAACGTAACGGGAGCCACGGTGACTTATCGACGGGATACTTACCCACACTTTCTTCGATGAGTATACCTTTGACATCTTGGTGTACATTAAAGTGATCTCCTTCTCGTATTACTGCTGTATATAGATCACAAGTGTTTTCCTTCTCCTGTCTGTACACTTCTTCACGCACACTCTCAGGTAGCATCATAGGAGCAACAGTTTCTTTAATAGCTATGTGTGTAACGTTACCCATTGGATCACGCTTGATAACATAACGATCAAGTTTAAAGACACGCATCCCGCCTTCGTCAGGTAGATACATTAAAGAGTTACCAGTAACTAGTAAGTTCTTAAGTGCTTGAAAGATACCGTTCCTAAAGTTCTGTACTTCTACTTCTTGTGATACGCTACGCTCTACATCAGCTAATGCTTTCTCTAAGTCAGTACGTAGTTGTTCTGCTCCATCTTCCCCTAAGTCTTCCTTAGCTTTATCTAGCTCATACTTATCTATAACAAGACGGAAGAAGGGAGCGTTAGGTGGTAGCAGTGCAAGCAATAGCTTACTACTTAGATTGAGTACACCTCTAGCTCCTATACCTTGATACGGTGTGTAGTACTTACTAGCGTGGCTATGACCGTCAGGTGGTAATACATAAGGAAGCGTAAGCTCAGAAGAAGTACGACCTCTATCTAAGTAAGAGTGCCGTTGGTTTTCTAAGCTATGGTATAGCCCTTGTGCTGTTTCGTTCATATCTTATGTGGATGTATAGTACTGCCAATCAGTGCCGTCAGCTACATACAATCTATCGGAGTCATAGGCGTAGTATAAATCCCCTACTGTTACAGGTGACCTAGCTTCTATAGCTGCTTGCGTATCGTAGTAAGCTCTTAATGTTCCATCCTCTACATCAAATCCGTAGAGCTTTTCAAAAGCAGGTCGTACGAAGTTACCCGGCAACGGTGTTATGTTACTCGGTTTTTCAAGCGTTGACGGAAACTCAAGCGACATATCTTATAAGGAGTCAACAGTACCAGATGCGTAGACGCTGTGAGTTCCACTGGTGTAAGCACTGATGTTAGCTCTTATCTTTTCGTAGTGTCCGTGATCGTCACGAATCATAAGCGATCCAGCAGCTGTAACAGATTGACTGTGTATAACGTGCCAAGCAGACGACTCACTAAAGTAAGCTTCGATGTCTACCGTAGCAGTACCTGAAACTGTTGTTGCTATTAAGAACGTCCATCCCTTAGAACGCTCAACTGAGAAACTGTTACCCGCCCCTGACGAAGTGCCAGCTGAGAGTAAAGTCTTTTTATCAAGTGCGCGAAGACTCATATTTATTTATATTACTATTGTTATTGTTACTACGAAGAAAACTGTACACCAGTACCACCGCTTCCACCCATACCGATACTAGGACGACGACGAGCCGTAACTTGAGCCGTACCACGACGACGCTTAGTAGGTTGAGTAGCTCTCTTAGTAGGTGCTTTCTCTGCCATTTGTAAAGGAGGCGGAGGTGGTGCAGGAGGCGGGGGAGGTGGTGGCATCTCCGGCATAGCGGGCATCTTAGGTTGTGAAAAGCACATGATTACTCTACTTGTTTGGTTACTATATCTTGTTGAAGTTGTTCGTCGTAAGTCTGTTGTAGGTAATTAATTACACTACGTTGTCCTGTCTTATACCATACCTCACGATCTGTGTCTGTCAACAGTGGACATTTATCAGGGAACAGTTTGTCAAGTTTATTGATTAGCTCCTGTGACAGAGCTGGTAGTATTATTTCTTCGTTACTCATAGCGGTATATTATCTTCAGTCCATACGTACATAGGAGTCATCTCTCCTACATACGCACCTCCTATATTAAAATCAAAGAACTCTATAGCTTCTTCCATACTCATCTTATCTCGCATCATTAGCGTCGTGATTATTCTTTCTATAGAGTAAACAACTCTTAGTTTCTTGTAGTCTGTACCTATAATACATTCATCAAACCCATCTGCCTTTAGTGGTTCATTATCATTCATGTTCTCTATATCCTAGATCGTCTAGTTCTTTGGGAAGTTTCCCGTTGTTGATTTGTTCTTCTGTCCACGCCCAAGCCGACGCATTCCAAAGGATAGCTGCCGCATGGTCCTCAGTATTATCGCCCTCCCCCAACGCCAGCAGATGTCTAAAAATACTATCATACAATCTACTTAAAGGGAAACCTTGCTTCCAGTTGTTGTCTCCGTAAAGCTTTCCGCCATCTTCAAATCGTTTGGCGAGACAGCGTAAGGCGAGCGGAGGAATAAGGCTGGGTCGTCCCCGTCCAATGTCCCCGTCACGCTTAGCCCCTGTTGAGAAATCTTTAGTGTATCCTTGGTTTGGTAGTTCTTTGGTATCCATAATCTTTTAATAGTATTAGTTCTGAAACAATAGTTATCTGCTCGGAGTAGCCGTGCCATCCAAGCGTTCATCAATGCGTCCTGTTCTGTGAGTCCTGCTTTCTCGTAACAATTAACAACAGTCGCCCAAGTGTAGCCGTCTTTCTCTAAGGCTTTCTTAGCTGTGACTGGTCCCATCTTAGGTACTCCTTTGAATCCATCAGTTACATCTCCTGTTATAGTTTGTATCAAATGAAAGTTATCAGCCTCATCTTCTGTAGGGTGGTGGTACTCTCCTTTGTTATAGTCAAAGAATATACCCGGTACACTTTTGAAGTCTTTGTCTATACTAACAACGATAGTCTCTTCATCCATAGCTTTATCTGTAGCTAAGATAGATATAACATCATCAGCTTCTAGGTTCGCCCACATAATACCACCTAGTTCATCGATTATCCACTGCTTTACCTGTCGTAAGATGATAGGCAAGCGAGACTTAGAACGATTAGATTTGTAGTCGGGGTTAAGTTTACGGCGGAAGTTAGCACGATCTGACAGACACAGTACGACATGATCAGTCTTTAAGTTCTTCTTGAACTCTTCTATCCTGTTAATCACACGAGCTTTAGCTAACGCCATGTCTGCGTGTACCGTCCACATATCATCCTTCCAGTTGATCGATTGTTCTGCGACGATTGACGACTCAAAAGCTAAGACATCTGCGTCGATTAATAATGTTGTTTTACTCATAATATATACTCCAGTTATCTTGGTATTTTTTGAACTTTGATTTAGATGGGTTCTTAGGATATAGCTTAATTGTTTTACTAGTCACTACATCTCTAGGCATCATCCACCATTGTTTGAGAGGTGCTATGTATATAGCTACTACATCTATAACATCTGACATATGTTCCTTAGTGGAAGTACCTGTACCTGTGTTGACTGCATAGTGACTAAGTATCTTGGATGCTGTACTTTTTACCTGTACCTTTAGATCACCTGCTGGACAGTGAACGATGAAGTCCCAAGGCATAGGAGTCGTTGGTGTGTGTGGCTCGAAGTTACGCTCTAAGCATTCAGCTACGAAACGTGTCTCAGCTATAGCTCCTATTCGTTGTGCGTTTGATGATGGCATGGTTAAGTCTTGGGTATCGTATAGAGTGGCGAGGGTAGTGTAACTATCGTATTGTATTTCGTCCATATGTTAGTGTGTCTCCGCCCAGTTGTTACCGATCTTAAACTCACCGTCTAACTGTACATTCATCTTCAACTGTCTACCTGCTGCTGCTATAGCTTCAACTGCTAACACTCCAAACGTCTGTGCTTTATCTGGTAATACTTCAGCTTGGAACTCATCGTGTACATTAGCTACGAAGCTGTACTCTCTACCGTGTTGCCACTTCAGTTGGTTAAGCTTATGAAACAGTTGGATCAAAGCTACCTTCATACATACAGCACCTGCACTTTGTAATAACATATTGAGAGCTGCGTGACTGCTTCTTACTGGTAGGATACGTCCGTCTAAACCTTTCAGTTCTCCACCTGCTTTTGTTTTGCGTTGTACATCTTCTTGTAAACGAGCAAGTGCAGGTAGGCTACTGAAGAACTTACGCTTGAGTTGTTGTCCTAGTCGAGCGTTACCTCCAGCTATATTACCTATCATCTCATCACCTGCTCCGTACAATAGAGCGTAGATAAATGTCTTAGCTTGATCACGTGTCTCCAGTCCTGCCGCCTTCTGATTGACGGTGTGTACATCTCCTTCTGTTACGATCTTAGCGTACTCACCTCTATCGTAGAATGCCATGTAGTGTGCAAGCATCCGTAGTTCTAAACCACTAGCGTCACACCCTACTAACTTGTAACCGTTACGCACTGTGAATAACTCACGACACTCTTGTCCGTAGTCAGCTCGTACACTAGGTACTTGTGCTACGTTGGGTGTGCTG